CCTGTTCAGGATGGGTGGAGAATTCCAGGGCACGGTCGACGCTCATGAAAGCGACGATGTCGCATTGCGCAAGCTCAAGATGGCGGCAGGATTATAGGGTGGTCAGCCATATGATGCTCACCCATGGAATAACATCGCTGCAACTCCGGACTGAGGATATGTGACCATGCCAATCACTCGTAGAGCAAGTTTTGCGTTGCCCCTCTGGCTCACGATGGGAGGCATATCGGTTGCCGCGCCCAGACATGTGGAGGTGTTGTCGACCAACGGCTGTGGCTGCTGCCTCGCCTGGGCTAAGCATCTCGAGGACAACGGTTACACCGTGACCGTGACCAACTTGCCGATGGCAGATCTCGTCCAGAGGAAGATGGCGGCAGGATTGAAGCCTGACCTCTACTCCTGTCACACCGGCAAGATCGGAGGATATGTCATTGAAGGTCATGTGCCCTCGGTGGATATCGGGCGCCTGCTGCTCGAGCGGCCGGACGCAATCGGTCTTGCCGTTCCGGGAATGCCGAATGGATCTCCCGGCATGGGTGAGCCAGACCTCTCCAATCCCTATGAGGTGCTGCTGGTACGTCGCGACGGCACGACCGATGTGTTCGCGCGCCACCCTCAGACCGGGTAGTGCTTCGAGCTGCTGTCATCTGCTTGAACTACTCGCTGGCGGTGCCGCCGGGGGGTGCGGGTGTATGTTCACGCTCCTGCTCGAGTGAAACCCATTTTTGCGGATTGTGTTCGGACTGGCGCTTGAGGAAGGCGTACCCCGTCGCGGACCAGCTGCGGATTTCATTGCGGCGGTTGTCGAAGATGTAGTCGCCCGCCGAGGTGATGAGTGTCAGCACCGCGTGGCCGGCTCCGGAGGCGCATCTGGAAGTGATTTACGGCGTCGAAGTGTCGCCCGACCTGATATCGGCCGTGACCGATGCCGTTCTCGAGGAAGTGGCCGAATGGCAGAACCGGCCGCTGGATGCGGTCTATGCCCTCGTCTTCTTCGATGCCATTCGGGTCAAGATTCGCGACGAAGGCTTCGTGCGCAACAAGGCGGTCTACATCGCGCTCGGCATTCTGCCCGATGGCAACAAAGAGATACTGGGCATCTGGATCGAGCAGACGGAAGGCGCCAAGTTCTGGCTCCGGGTGATGAACGAGCTCAAGAACCGAGGCATCGCCGATATCCTGATTGCCGTCGTGGATGGGCTGAAGGGCTTTCCGGAAGCGATCACCGCCGTGTTTCCGCAGACCGTCGTCCAGACCTGCATCGTGCATCTGATCCGGCATTCCCTCGACTTCGTGTCTTGGAAGGACAGGAAACCCGCCGTGGCCGCCCTACGGGCCATCTACCGCGCTCAGGATGCCGAAGCCGGCCTCCAGGCTCTGGAGGACTTCGACGCCGGTCCCTGGGGCCGACGCTATCCGGCGATTGCCCAGAGCTGGCGGCGAAACTGGAGCCAGATCGTACCGTTCTTTGCGTTTCCCGAGAGCGTCCGGCGGATCATCTACACTACGAACGCCATTGAGGCCTTGAATGCCAAGGTCAGGCGAGCCGTCAGAACCAGGGGGCATTTTCCAACGGATGACGCAGCGATGAAACTGATCTATCTTGTTCTCAATCACGCTGCAGCGGACTGGAAACGGGCGCCGCGAGAGTGGAACGAAGCGCGGGTCCAGTTCGCCGTCATCTTCGGCGAACGCTTCATGGGCCAGTAAATGTCAACCGGCCCCGCGCACAAGATTCCTGACAGTCCCGGATGGCAATGTCGATCTGGGGCTTCTTGTCCTCCTTCGGCTTTGCCTTGGCGAACTTCACCGTCCAGCGGGCGTCACGATCCTTCTGGCGCAGCCTGGCAGGCTTGTCCTGCCACTCCTCCGGGATATCGCCCGCCTTGATGGCTGCCTTCTCGCCATCGGTGTTCCGCTGCTTCGGGGCTGCGACCAGTGTGGCATCGATGATCTGGCCGCCCATGGGCAGATAGCCCGCCGCGCTGATGGTCCCGTCCAGCATCTCGAAGGCCTTCTCCAGCGCCCTCGCGGCAATCAGCGCCTCACGGAAATCCCACAGCGTATTGGCATCAGGAACCGTATCGCCGGGCCCGAGCCCGCAGAACCGCATCCAGCTCAGCCGGTCCCGCACCATGTAGCTGGTCTGGGCCAGCGACAGCCCGTGCAGGGCCTGCAGCACCAGCATCTTGAACTTCAGCACCGGATCAAAGCCAGGCCGGCCGCCCTTGCCTCCAGCACTGCGGCCCAACGCCTTTCTCAGCACCGGCCGGAAGATTTCGAAATCAACCGTGGCGGCCAGCCTCTCGAGTGGATCGCCCTCAGCCGACAGTTCTTTCAGCCGGTCCTCGACATCCCAGAAGCCACTTTGTCCCTGCATTGCTCCTCCCCCGGCAAATCACTGCCGAAAAGAGAATCACAAAATCCAATGCGCCGCCAGTTTCCGGAGGTGTCCAAGTGCTTTTCCGGGTTCACCGCGAGGTGTGTCGTCGAGTTTTATCTCGAGTGGCTCGACGAGCTCGTAGATCTCCGCGATTATGATTCTGAAGCGGCTTACGGAAATGTCGTCGCCGGCCTCTACAGGCTTGCCTCCGATCGCCGTGTGCCTTTCATAGCTGATGGGTATCGCCCATTTCCCGTGTATGCGACCGGGAACGGACCGTGGCCCGATCTCAAAATGCTCAACCCCGAGGAATTCGCAGCTTCGATTGAGCCGCAGCTTTTGGATCTTGAGCGGCGAGAGGCGGTTTCACGAGTTTTGCCACATGCAATCCAGGCCTTCGGGCTGACGCCTCAGTCTTCAGCCGATGAAATAGCGGCGGTTCAGTGAAGGACTTCAGCGGCCGAAAATCCGCTCCGTTTGTTTGCTCCACGCAGTACTTGCCGTTTTGACAAGTTCATACCAAGTGGTTGCGGGCGGCTCCCTTTCGACTAACATTCGCTCTAGAACCTCTGGCGAAAGGTAAGCCAGTCGCATGGTGCGGCTGACAAACCGCTCTGTTACCCCCTCCAACTTCGCCAGATCGCCCGCTGTGGCGACCTCACCGCTGTCCAGCTTCCGCCGCCACGCCCATGCGCGGCCCAACGCCTTGAGGATGTGCGGATCCTGCGCACGCGCCTGCCGGGCCGCCACGTCTTCCGGGGGCAGAATCCTGGGGCGCCCATTGCGGCGGCGGATTGCGAGCGGGATCACGACCCGAATGGTGTCGTTGGGGCTGCTCATTCTGCGGCCTCCTTGCTGGTGCTGGCATTCAGGTCCCGGATGAGGGCAGCGATACCGTTGTTGCGCAGATCCACGGCCATCCCGTCCGGGCCCACTGTCACCCTGTCGATGAGCAATCGTACGATGCGCGCCTGCTCTGCCGGGAAGAGTGCCTCCCAGAGGTCGTCGAACCGCCGCAGGGAGGCAATAATCGCGCGCTCATCCATGGGCGGGCCATCGACCCCTTGTGCCGCGATCACGCGCGCTGCCACCTCGGGTGCGCCTATGATGCGCCGCATCTCCGCGATGACCGCGCCATCCACCATGGCAGCGGCAAGCCGCATCGGGCCAGTACTGCTCCTCGCGTCACGGTTCCGGATTAGGTCCATCGAGGTGTAGTAGTGGTAGAGCCGCTCGCCTTTGCGCGTGTAGGTCGGCGTCATTGCCGTGCCGTTGGCTGCAAAGATGATGCCCTTGAGCAGGGCCTCGGACTGGCTGCGGTTCTCGGCGCGGCGTTTGCGGGGGCTCTCCTTCAGGATCGCATGGACGGCGTCCCAGAGATCCCTGGTGATGACGGCATCGTGTTCACCGGGATATGAGACGCCCTTGTGAACCGCCTCGCCCAGATAGACGCGGTTGTTGATCAGCTTGTAGATGAAGCCCTTGTCAATGCGCTTGCCGCGCTTGTTGAGCATCCGTTCGGCCTGCAGCGCCCGCGCCAGCGTGGAAGCCGAGCCAAGGGCGACGAACCGCTCGAAGATCATGCGGACCGTCTTCGCCTCCGCCTCGTTGACCACCAGTTTCCGGTCTTTCACATCGTAGCCCATGGGCACGAATCCGCCCATCCACATGCCACGCTTGCGTGACGCTGCGAACTTGTCCCTGATGCGTTCTCCAATAACTTCCCGCTCAAACTGGGCGAAGCTGAGGAGAATGTTGAGCGTCAGCCGCCCCATGGATGTGGTGGTGTTGAAAGACTGTGTGACCGATACAAAGGTGACATTGTTCCGGTCGAACACCTCAACCAGCTTGGCGAAGTCCATCAATGAGCGCGACAGACGGTCGATCTTGTATACGACGATAACATCGATAAGCCCCGCCTCTATGTCTGCGATCAGCTGTTTCAGGGCAGGGCGCTCCAGCGTACCGCCAGAGAACCCGCCGTCGTCGTACCGCTCGCGGATGGCTGCCCAGCCGTCCGCCTTCTGGCTCGCGACATAGGCCTCGCACGCTTCACGCTGTGCCTCCAGCGAGTTGAACTCCATGTCGAGGCCTTCCTCGGAGGACTTGCGGGTGTAGATGGCGCAGCGGGAGCGCTTGAGAATTGCCGTCGCCATCAGCGCTTCCTCCTGCTACCACCGAGGAGAAAGAACCTGAATCCGTTCCAACTCGTCCCGGTGATGGCCTTGGCAATGGCGGAGAGGGAACGGTACTTGCGGCCCTGCCATTCGTAACCGTCCGCCAACACCGTGACGGCATGTTCCATTCCGTCCCACTCCCGCAGGAGGCGTGTTCCGGGCTGGGGATTTCTGGCATCGACCGCCATGCCCTTTCGCCCAACCTTGCCCTCCACCTCGTCGGCGAGAAGATCCAGTACGCGGCGGGTCTCGCGCGTCAGTCCGCCGTAGATCAGTTCCTGGATGCGATACCCGATCCGCAGCTCCAGAAAAGCGCGGGCATTGTTGGGTGCACGGGTGCCGTACAGCGCCTCCCACTTGGCCTTGAGCTCATTTACCGAAAGCCGCTGCATCGCCGCCAGCTGGGCAAGAACGGCCCCGTCCGTTACGGCGTCCTCACCTGGCCGCGGCAGGCCGTGTGTCTTCGGTTTCGTCGCAGTTTTCATCATCACCCTCCAACTCGGTTGCGAAGTTTGCGACGGTGAACACCGCTCTTCAGGGGCGAGAAGTCGACCAAACTGTCTGGGGCTGCGCCAGATAAAGTGCTGGACTGCTCCCGCAGTATGCGCCGCAGGCCGGCGCTCAGAATCTGCGCCAGTTCATCGAGGCGCTCGGACGGCGTCATCCGCTCCGGTGGGGTCCAATGCGGGAATTGCGTGCTGCTCATCAAGACCGTTTGCGATTGATGGTGATGATCAAGGAATGCGCGCCAAACGACTAGGAGTTCAATCAAATTCAGTAGGTAAGAAACGTCTTACAAATCATTCGAAATACTGCGTAACTCTGCGCACGAAAATTCATCTCTTCTCCATCGACTACTCCCGAGAATGTCGACGGCCATCTTAATCAAAAAGCCAATCTGATTCGTGGCGCGGCACCCATTGCCGCTTCGGTTGTCGACAAAAGAAAGAGTGTTTTCCTTAGAAAATGCAATAACTGCAGCGTTGGAACCGGTCGATCTCCATCACTTGCGTGACGCTGAGGAAGAGATATCATAAATCCTCGTAGCTAATCCAACTCGCAGAGGAGGACGAGTCATGTCGCGCGGATCTTGCCCGATCCGGAATACCTTAAAGATGAATCGCGAGTAGGAACGCGATGGGGCATCAGCGGCTCGGAAAACTGCCGGCACGTCGACTGTTACCGGAGATCGTGAGATATCTCATCGATGGCGGCCAACCGACGGTGGATTTGGTTCAGCAAATCACGGAATTCAGTCGAGATGCATTACGGCAGGCCGTCAAGGATCCCGGGTTCATTGAAGCACTCTGGCTTCTTGTTAAGTTACCTCAGGTAGCAGCCGAGAAGAACGGCACGGGTAACGGCAAGTTACCTGGAATATCGGATGCAATGCCGAATTCAGTAGTCGATGTCCTCGCCAACTATGACCTGGCTATTGAAACTGTGCAGCGAAAATCTCACGCCGGTCTCACAGATCTTGGGGAGATAGCACGACAAGCTGGTTTGTCATCTCTGGCAGACTCGCTTCAAAAGGAACTGCCAACTTTGTGGCGCCCAACAGCAGAGGACGTACAGACATCCTTGGCGGTGCTCAAGGGGACCGAAGAGTTCGCGGGGCTTGCCCACCGTTTTTTTGGGAATTTCGTCGAAAGATCAATTCACTACTACGTTGATCGCAATCTGCACAACATGGTCGGCGACGGCAGGGTCGCGGCAACGATCGCCGATATGGAGACTTTCTCCGCTTCAATCAGGCGCCATTGCGATGAGGCCGCACTCATCATGCGCGCCTTTGCAAGAGACTGGTTGGGAAAGAACCATTACAAGGAAGGCAAAGCGATCTCGAGAAGCGACATAAGACAGTTTTCGGCCTACGTGGTCGAGAAGATCGGGATCGAGCTTGAGAACAGGAGAGGCAACGTTTGAAGCGGTTCTTGATCGAATGCGGAGCATCTCGTTCTTCGGAGCCGGATGCGGTCTTCATGAATGTCCATGGTCCGTCGACTAATGTCAAACTGCGTATCGACTACATCAGTCGAACCATGCTCATCAACCTGCCGGACCTGTTGTTAGACCTGCTCGAGGTCGCATCCTATGTATACTGCGCGGATCAAAGAGTGGGCCGTGGATCCGAAATGCTTTCAAACTATGGAGAGAATTGGCGGCGCAGCCTCCATTTTCGAATTCCTGTGCGTGAAATCGAAGTTTGGCAGACGCAGGAAGTTCAGGATAGTCTTAGTCGCACGCTCGGATTTCTGTCTGATGATAGCTATGTGTTCGAGTTCCGGAGGGCGAAGGCACCCACTCGCCCGAAGAGCCCCTATTTCGAGAACTTGATCGAGTCGACTTCAGAGCATGACGAGGTGGCGCTGTTTTCGGGTGGAGTCGATTCCTTCGCGGGTGCCGTGAACGACATCGTGACTCTCGGTAAGTCGCTGACGCTTGTCGGGCACTACTCCTCGTCTAAGGTCCGTCAAGTTCAGGATGACCTCGTCGATGAGTTGAGGCGGCGGGGATTTGAGCGAAAGCTATCCTATATTCCCGTTTGGGTAAGCAATGAGAACGAAAGCGCGCGTGAATACACGCAGCGTACTCGTTCTTTCCTATTTGCTTGTCTTGGGGCCGTTGTTGCGCAGCTGTCTGGCAAAAATGCCTTCACGTTTTACGAAAACGGCATTGTGAGCATCAACCCGCCATTGGCGGGTGACGTAGTCGGCGGCCGTGCCACGCGAACAACGCATCCGAGGGTGTTGCGGGGTCTTGAGGAGTTCTTCTCTCTGATCCTTGAAAAGAGGATAGAGATCAATACGCCACTTCAGTGGATGACGAAAAGTGAGGTGACTGATCTGATCCGGACGGCCGGAGTGTCTGACATGCTGGCAAAGACTGTCAGTTGTACTCGGCCTCGGAAATGGGAAACGGCGCGAAAGCACTGTGGCCTCTGTTCTCAGTGCATTGACCGTCGTTTCGGTGTTCTTGCAGCCGGCATGGGGGAATTCGATCCGGCAGAGAATTATAAGTGCGATCTGTTTCTTGGTGACCGCAGTGAGGGAGATGATTTGAGGATGGCACTGAGCTATGTGCGCTTCTTCATGAGTGTCCGGGCGATGTCACGCGAGAGATTTGTCGTGGACCTGCCGGAAGTCGTTGCCGCGCTGACCCATTTTCCCGGTCTGTCGACAGAGGAGGCGAGCTTTCGGCTTTACGATCTCTTTGATCGGCAGGCCCGATCAGTCGAGACGGTCGTGGCAGCGGCTCTTTCCCAAGAGAGCAGAGCGATCACCCGAGGCGAAGTTCCACCGGCCTCGCTTCTGGCAACATGTACGAGTCGGAGGGTTGTTGTCGTTGAGCCTCCCTCAAACTACGACGTCGAGATGAAGGCTGCTATAGACCGGCTGAATCCTGCAGTTCTAGAGTTTGCGCTTGATGAAGATGGTGCTCGTGTGCTGTTTCACGGCGGGTTCCAGCTGGAGGGCGCCGGCTTTCGGTTGGTATCTGAGCTTATCGATAGCTTTCGAATTGCGAAGAAGCTCAGACGAGATGTCCCTTTCGTTCCCGTTGACCAATTGGCGGCTCGCCTAAATATTGACGGGCAGAGCATGCGGCAGCAGCTAACGCGCTTGCGAAAGGAACTCCAACCTCTCGCTGTTGGCCTCGGTATCCCCCTAGACCAGAATTCCTTTATCGAAACGAAGGAACGTGCAGGCTATCGATTGAATCGCGACTGCCGGGAGATCGCAGCCGGCGACATCCGGAGTGATCCCGGTATGAAGTCGCCGGCTTGACGGGGCTCTGTCACACGTCGGGGCGCCCAATGTCACAACTCACCCTCTGAAAACCCCGATTTTCGGGGTTTTTCATATTCCCCGATGTCACAAGAAAGTTGGCCCTTGAGAATGTACGGGAGCCGATAACGCGTTGAAAATGCACGCATATCTGATTGCTGCGAGGTGATTGGATGAAGCGGAAAGCAGATCAACGGAGTTGCGCCCATGTCACTCAGGCATTTGAACCAGGTGGAGCTTGCCACCCGGTGGAGAATATCTCCCCGCACGTTGGAGCGGTGGCGGTTCACGGGCGAAGGCCCGCAATTCATCAAGATCGGCGGTCGCGTGGCGTACCGCCTCGAAGACGTCGAGGCCTATGAGGCGGAGCAGATCCGCCAGGCCACGCCCGGCTTGCGCCGCGGTCCCAACACCGGGGAAGCGGCATGACCATCCTCAATCGCATCACTCTCGAGGCGCTCGTTCGCCTTCCGATGGCAGAAGTCGTCGCCTTGCCTTCGGCTGAACTCGCCCGCCTGCAGAAGGAAGCGGACGATGCCCTGCGCAAGGCCAAGCTCACCGTCGCCTGGCTCGACGGCGCTCTGACCCAGAAATACGCCACCCGCGCCAAGGCGGCGCGTGCGGATGCCCAGAAGGACTTCGGCGTAGCGCGCTTCACTGATGGCGACGTCACGGTCGTGGCCGACCTGCCGAAAAAGGTCGAGTGGAATCAGCGCGACCTCTCCGATCTGATCGAACGCATCAAGGCCGAGGGTGAAGACCCCCGCGACTATGTCGAGGTCAGCCTGAAGGTCTTGGAGAGTAAGTACGGCGCCTGGCCGAAGCATATCCGCTCGCTCTTCGAACCGTCACGCACCGTTCGTGCCGGCAAGGAGACGTTCGAACTGATCGCCGGGAAGGAGGGCATCTGATGTCGCTCCCCATCATTCTCGCCGACCAGCGTCTCGCCGAGCGTCGCGGCATCAAAGCCGCCATCTTCGGCCGCAGCGGAATTGGCAAGACCTCGCTGCTGTGGACGCTTCCGCCGGACACGACACTGTTCTTCGACCTCGAAGCAGGCGATCTCGCCATCGAGGGTTGGAGCGGCGACACGATCCGCCCGCGCACCTGGGAGGAATGCCGCGACTTCGCGGTGTTCATCGGCGGGCCCAACCCCGCCATCCCGGACAGTCGTCCGTACAGCAACAAGCATTACGCCGATGCCTGCGCGAAGTTCGGCGACCCGCGCGCGCTGGACAAATATGCCACCGTCTTCGTCGATTCGATCACGGTCGCGGGGCGCCTCTGCTTCCAGTGGGCGAAGGAGCAGCCCGAAGCATTCTCGGAGAAGACCGGCAAGCCGGATGTCCGCGGTGCCTACGGCCTACACGGCCGCGAGATGATCGGCTGGATCACGCATCTGCAGCACACGCGTGCGAAGGACATGTTCTTCGTCGGCATTCTCGATGAGAAGCTCGATGACTTCAATCGCAAGGTCTACGTGCCGCAGATCGATGGTGCGAAGACCGGCCTCGAGCTTCCCGGCATCGTGGATGAAGTGCTGACGATGACGGAGGTCGCGGAAACCCGCGGCGACAAGATCGTCCTCCACCGCGTCTTCATCTGCCAGACGCTCAATCCTTCGAACTATCCCGCCAAGGATCGCTCGGGGCGCCTCGACCTTGTCGAGGAAGCCCACCTCGGGCGCCTGATCGCCAAGATCGGCGAGCCCGGCCGCTCTCCCCTCGAACGCCTCGTCTTCAGCCGCCCGGGCCCCGCCGCTCCGGATGCTGCCAACGCTCAGCCCAAATCCAACATCTGATCCAGGAGAACACCCATGACCAGCGCATGGAACGACTTCAACGACGCAAAGCAGAACCCCAACCTCATCCCCAAGGGCACCATCGCCAAGGTGCGCCTCACCATCCGCCCCGGCGGCTTCGATGATCCCTCCCAGGGCTGGACCGGCGGCTATGCCCGCCGCGGCAGCACGGGCTCCGTCTATCTCGATGTCGAGTACACCGTCCTCGAAGGCCCCTACGCCAAGCGCAAGGTGTGGTCGATGATCGGCCTCTACAGCGCCACCGGTCCCGGCTGGGCCAACATGGGCCGGAGCCTCGTGCGCGGCATCCTCAACTCGGCGCGCGGCCTCTCTGACAAGGACAATTCGGTGGAGGCGCAGAATGCCCGTCGCATCTCCGGCTTCGCCGATCTCGACGGGCTGGAGTTCGTGGCCCGCATCGACATCGGCAAGGACAGCAACGGCGAGGACAAGAACGACATCCGCCAAGCCGTGACGCGCGACCACAAGGACTACGCGGCTGCAATGGGCGGTGTCGCGGGCATCATGGCCTACGGTGCGGCCCCGGCGCCCGCCTACGCCGCGCCGCAAGGCTATCAAGCTCCGCCCCAGCAGCCGGCCTATGTGACCCCGCAGCAGGCAGCACCCGCGCCCGTGGCCGGCGTCCGTCCTACCTGGGCGAAGTGAGGGCAACGGCCATGATGCTTCGTCCCCGCCAGAAACTCTTCGTCGAGCGCAGCCTGTCTGCGCTCGGCACCCGCAACAATACGCTGGGCATCGCTCCAACCGCTGCCGGCAAGACCGTCATGCTGTCGGCGGTAGCCGGCGATCTCCTGCAGAACCGCGACGCCAAGGCCTGCGTTATCGCCCACCGCGACGAGCTCACGGACCAGAACCGTGCCAAGTTCGGCACAGTCAATCCCGGCATCTCCACCTCTGTGGTGGACGCCAACGAGAAGTCCTGGGCCGGCCAGGCGACCTTCGCCATGGTGCCCACGCTGTCCCGGGCTTCGAACCTCGACAGCATGCCTGTGCTGGATCTCCTCGTCATTGACGAGGCGCACCACGCGATCGCCGACAGCTATCGCCGCGTCATCGACCGGACGCTGCAGTTGAACCCGTCGGCGAAGATCTTCGGTGTCACCGCCACGCCGAACCGGGGCGACAAACAGGGCCTGCGCGAGGTCTTCGACAATGTCGCTGACCAGATCCGCATCGGCGAACTGATTGCCTCGGGGCACCTGGTGAAACCCCGCACCTTCGTCATCGACGTCGGGGTGCAGGACGCGCTGAAGAATGTGCGCCGCGTGGCCACCGACTTCGACATGGGCGAGGTCGACGCCATCATGAACAAGTCGCCCGTTACCGATGCGGTGATCGCCAACTGGAAGGAGAAGGCCGCCGGCCGCCAGACGGTCGTGTTCTGCTCCACGGTCGATCATGCGCGCAACGTGGCGGACGCCTTCAAGGCCGCCGGTGTCTCCGCCGCGCTCGTCCATGGCGAGATGGGCGATGCCGACCGCAAGGCGACTCTTGCCACCTACGACAAGGGCGAGATCCAGGTCATCGCCAACGTCGCAGTGCTGACCGAAGGCTGGGATCACCCGCCCACCTCCTGTGTCGTGTTGCTCAGGCCCTCTTCCTACAAGTCCACCATGATCCAGATGGTCGGGCGGGGCCTGCGGACCGTGAATCCGGAAGAATACCCAGGCGTGATCAAGACCGACTGCGTCATCCTGGACTTTGGCACCTCGAGCCTCATCCACGGTTCGCTTGAGCAGGATGTCGATCTGGACGGGCAGCAGGCGACAGGGGAGGCGCCCACCAAGTGCTGCCCCTCCTGTGAGGCGGAGGTTCCCGCCGCCGTGATGGAATGCCCGCTCTGCGGCCACGTCTGGGAAAGCGAGCGGGAGGCAGGAGGCCCGGAGGCGCTCGGCCACTTCGTCATGACGGAGATCGACCTTCTGGCGCGCTCCAGCTTCGCCTGGGTCGACATCAACGGCGACGGCTCCATCATGATGGCCAGCGGCTTCACGGCGTGGGCAGGGGTCTTCCATGAGGACGGACGCTGTTATGCGGTGGGCGGCGCCAGGAATAGACCGTCCATCCTGCTGGGTGTTGGCGAAAACATCGTCTGCCTCGCGGCGGCCGACGACTGGCTGAACAACAACGAGACGGACGAGTCGGCACACAAGACGAAGGCCTGGCTGCGCCAGCCGCCGACCGAGCGGCAACTCTCCTACCTGCCTCCGGCTTGCCGGATGGACTACAGCCTGACCCGCTACCAGGCCTCGGCCATGCTGAGCCTGAAGTTCAACCTCACCTCCATTCGCGCCCGCATCGGCGAAGCCAGGGGCGCTGCGTTTGCAGCGGCGGCGTGATGGAGGAACTCTATGTCGCCATCGTCCATCTCTTCCGCCGCACGGTCTACCTGCTGGCAGCCACGCTTCGTGCTCTGCGCCGTATGCCGGCAACCAGCGCGTGGCTTTGGCTGGAGCGAGCCGGAACGTGTGAGCCGACCGCGTCCCTCTGTGTGGTTCTGCTCCATCGCCTGTCAAGCCTTCTTCTGGCAGCGGGCCCGGAGGTCTTCCGCCATGGTTGACCTCACCGAGGAAGAGAAGGCCGCCATCGGCAAGGCCCTGGAACGCGTGGTCGAGACGCTGCAGGAAATCGGCTGGGGAACCCGGCTCGAAAACCTCACGGAACCCCAGGTTCTCACACTCATCGAAGTCGCCGTGGGCGGCTTCCAGGACGCGATGCGCGAGATCGCCGCCGCGAACAAGCCGCAGGAACAGGAGGTACCCTATTGACCCTCGACTTCAATCACAGGCCGAACCTCGCGGAAGCGCTGAATGGCGCCGTGGATGAAGCCCTTGTCACTGACAACGCCAGTCGCCCCCGTCGCGAGTATCTGGGTGGTTCCCGCGTCGGTCACGCCTGCGAGCGGGCCTTGCAGTTCGAGTTCGCCGGCGCGCCCAAGGACGAGGGCGCTGACTTCTCGGGCCGCACGCTCCGCATCTTTGCCATTGGCCATGCGCTCGAGGACCTCGCAACTCGCTGGCTCCGCGCCGCCGGGGTCGACCTCTACACACGCAAGGGCAACGACCCCGATGGCGAGCAGTTCGGCTTCTCGGTGGCCGGTGGGCGCATCCGCGGTCATGTTGACGGCGTCGTCGCTGCGGCTCCCGAGGCCCTGAAACTCGGCGTTCCCGCACTCTGGGAGTGCAAGACGATGAACGCGAAGAACTGGCGCGAGACGGTGAAGAGCGGCGTTGCCATCGCCAAGCCCATCTACGCCGCCCAGATCGCACTCTACCAGGCCTACATGGACGCCGCCGTCCCGGGTCTGGCCTCCAACCCGGCATTGTTCACGGCCATCAACAAGGACACGGCGGAACTCCATCATGAGCTCGTGCCGTTCAATGCCGAGTTGGCCCAGCGCATGAGTGACCGGGCGGTGAGGATCCTGCGGGCCACGGATGCCGGCGAGCTTCTGCCGCGGCTTGCCCGCGACCGCGATCACTTCGAGTGCCGGATGTGCGCCTATGCCAACCGCTGCTGGAGCCTCGCGCAATGACCGATGGGAATGACGAAAAGCCCACCGGCGAAGTGATCCACTTCAACCCGTGGCGCGACTTCAATGACGCCCTGCCGCAGGAGGACCCCTTCGGAGTGGAACCGGATGCCGCGCAGCTCAGCGCCTTCCTCGATGTGGTCTTCGGGTACTGCGAAGGCTTGATCCCGGTCCGTGGATTCGTGGACAAGGGGCAGGGCAGGGACGGGAAGCCCAACAATATCTGGATCGAGGCGGATGGTGCTGCCTTCGGCAAGTTGAAGACCTTTGCCACCTGGGCGTGGCGTGAGGGAGCGGCACTCTATGTCATTCCTGGCACCGTGGCCGCCCAAGGGCAGGCGCGCGCCCATGAAGTCGTGCAGATGCAGGCGATCGTGGTGGACCTCGACGCCGGCGACATTCTCGCCAAGCTCGCACATCTGGTCAGGTATCTCGGGACACCGACCCTTGTCGTGGAGAGCGGCGGCCGTACGC